TTATATAGATTTTCTTAACTGTTCCTTTTTTTGGCATTCCTCTTCCCATTCCATCACATCAGTAGTGCGATATCGTTTCATCGTTCCGCCTTCTGAACCAAAAGCAGGGGCAGGAAAAGGAATGCCCCAAGGGGTTCTTTCTTCCCAGCGATTTAAAGTGCGCTTAGTAATATGAAACATCTCACAAACACTATTGGATGTCAGATATTTATCCACTTTGTCCCTCCTTACTTTCCGCTTTAACTTCTTTTGCAAACAACGCTTCTGCACCCTCTTCAGTAAATCCAATCTCAATCAAGAAAAAGCCATGAGGTGCCACAGGATCCCATTTAGATAAGTCCGATGAGTCCATAATTTCCAAATATTGATCATCAGAAACACTTCCTTCTAAATAAAGTCGAACGGTGACAATATTGAAATGCTTCTTGAGTTGATCCCACTCACTTTGACTTAACCATTCTTGATCCGCATGGTTATCATCAAGATATTTGAGATATTCAGGATGTACCCAACAGCCCATTTCATCTCTGATAATTTCGGCAGGTTTTAATTGATTAATCATCCCTCAGCCCCCGATTCGTTTGCTTCAGTCAAAATTTTATATTCTCGAACTAATTCCCACTTTTTAGCTAACAGATTGCTTTTATAAGCACGTTCCGCAATTTCAACCCAAACAGGGTCGTTCTCTGGTCTCGGTTTTTGAACTCTCTCAGCAGCTAGTCTTTCTGCTATTTCTTCACTAAGTTCAACTGGTACAAGTTTAAAACCATCCGGCACCGCCTGAGCTTTGGCTTTTTCTTGACTCATAGCTCTTAGCCACATTGCCCAGCCAGTATTTACTGAGTGATAGGCTTCAAGTATATCTTCAGGATCAAAACCAGTTGCATCTTTATCCAACGCATCAAAGTTGCCTGTTTCATTGTTGAATACAACCGCATCAAGTTGCGCCAAACAAATGTAATTCTCTTTAAAAGCTGGCAATTGTTCTGCCCAAAATGCTTGTTTAGTTTTTAAATCAATCATTCATTAGCTCCAGACTCAACAACTAGTGGTAATTCCATCCAGCGATCAGGTTTCGGATTATCTCCACCACAACATCCGCAGCCGTGGTAATCCAGAAAAAGTGGACGAAATTTTTTATCATCTTGGTCCCATTGACCCTGAAATATTCCTTCATCGTTTCGGAGTAAGATTGTTCTGTCTTTAGGCGCAGTTTCGATAGGTTGCCATGTGGTTAATTTCGCTTTTTCCATCCAGACTTCCTGCATTAATTCAATGTCGTTATAACTAATTGTGCAGCCAGCTTCACGAACCAAATTTGTTAAAACACCTAAACTATTCCAGCCAACTTTAACTACACCTTTCGTTTTAAGAAATCTTTGAAAAGCTTCTCTTTCTTTATTCAAATCAATCACGCTTGATCCTCCGAAACTATTTCCCATTCACCCCAAGTACCCAAATAACCTGATTTCGCAATATTAGTTGTAATAACTTGGCCGTCATCACAAGTGACTTTCATTCTATGCTCGTCAATTCGAGTTGCCAGATAAACATTATCGAGCTGAAGATTTGAAGGTAGACCTATATCTCCAGTAACAGTTTTAATCCTTACTTCCATTACGCCACCATTCTATAAATACGTTTAACTTCATGATTCAGCTCATCCATTGCTGAACGACCTTCTTTGAAATACTTTAAAAGCATTAGCTTGTATCGCTCTTGAGCTGCCTTGTTCATCACACCTTCGTTGTTCACCATAAGGGTGGCTTTGTTACCTTTAATTAAGTTCACACCTTGTGGTGTACCTCGTCCTCGATACCCAGCATTTACGTTGAACACTACGAACTTTTCGAAAAGCTGCTGAGGGAGCAGCTTAGGTTCGAATAGAAATTCTGGAGTTGTTTGTTTCGCCATTAGAATGGTTCCTCCAGTAAATAATCAGGTTCATTTGATGGAGGATTTTCTAATTCAAAACGGCGCTTTTTAACAAAATCCATTAGTCTTGGTTGAATTTGTGGATCACGTGCAGCCACATCAATTTCAAGAGCATCTAAAGTTGTGAGGTCTGGTGCGTTTTGGATCTGAACCATTAGTGAAGGTGGTTCGCCTTCTACTGGCTTTATATTTGCCAATTCTTCTAACCGTTTATGAGTTGCAAGTAGAAGGGGCTTTGTTTGTTCATCAGTCCATGTACGTGCGTAACGAAAAACAGCATTTACTTCTGCCGGCGTTTTGGACTCACGCACTCGTTGGAGAAGTGTATCAAGTGTCTTTTGATATTCAGGATCTGCTTTAGGTTCATTAGCTACTGGAGCTAGTGCATCCTCAGAAGTAGTGACATTAGTTTGTTCAGTAATAACAATTGTGGGCTGTTTTGCTTCGGCAATAACTTCAGAAGTCTTTTCTGTAACTACTGTCTGTACAGTTTTAACTTGTGGCTCTTTTTTTCCTCGCTGTTTTTTAGGCTTCTCATTAAAACCATCTTCAACTTCAACATAGTCGATAGCTTGACCAAACGTTGCACCTAATGCTTTTAGTTGAAGCACTGCATTTTCTGCGTCGGCCTGAGCAAAACCATTCATTACGCTATAAAAAATCTCGCAATTTTCAGGATTAAATTTAGCCTTCACAATTCGAGTTGGCATAACAATAAAAATTTCTTGATCATCCTCAACTTCATGAGCTGCCAAAGGTTTTGTAAATTGGATACCTGCTAACTCCATCAGTTCGGCCTTGATGCAGAATTCAAAACCCGGTTTGCCAAATACAGAAGCAGGGAATTGATCTAAATCAGCAAAGTCCAACATGTCTCCAGCAGGACGACATAGAACAGTTTTACCTTTTTGAAGAGCTGCAAATGCTTCGTGAGATGAAATTAAATTTGTCATGTTCTTATCCTTTTAATGCTTTAAGTACGTACTGATCTATTTCGTTTTGTCTTAATAGCCAAGCAACATAGTCAGAAGGTAAATCTTTAATTTTTGTGCCTTTGTATTTACCAAAGGGCATGACAGTCGGAACTCGGGCATGTTCAGATGCAAGGTAGAGCGATTGCATATCTTTAAGGCCGAGATTCTTACAAATATGGGTTAATACAAAGCCTGTTAAAAATACGTCTTGCTTTGCATTGTGGGCATTGCGAATACTTTGACGGGCTTTTTCACTACCTTTAGTCAACATGTAAACTAATGCTGAAATGTTATGAGACTCTTCAGGCCAGACCATTCTTGAAAGGGCGAGCGTACAAATGGCCTTCGCACTAAAGTCTTTATGAGCTAATCGAATAGCTTGAATGTCATAATCGATGTTATGACCAATAATGTAATCGCATGCTGGAGCACGGAAGGTTTCATAGCTGGGCTTGTCTGCAATATCACTTTCCAGAATGTGATGAACTGCCATAGCACCGAATTCAATTTTATCCGGACAAGAAAAGTACTCATCAAAACAGGCATCTTTATTAACAACCAACACACCATTTTCAAAGTATGTTGGTACATGGGCTATCTCAATTGGATAGCCGTTTAAAGTGTTAGTTTCGGTATCTAAAATGATTGCACTCATGCAGAGATTTCCTGTTTTGCAAGTTGTTCAATTTCTTGTTTAACGTTTTCTAGCTGGATAGCTTCTATTTGAGTCAGAGCATCGATGCCGAAATGTTCACAGACCGACTTAACATCTAAACCACAGGTATCAATAAAGACCTGTAATTCATCACGATCAGCTTCGGTGATTAAATCCACTGGAATAGAATTAGGATCCATGTATTTGTTTTTTTCAGGGTCAAACTCAAAGCCCAAGCTTTTAGCTCTATTAATGAAGTGCTTACGCATTTCTTTGTAGTGAGGATGATTTTTGTCGAGCTGTTCAATTAATGTATTTAGCTCAGAAACATAGTTAATTTGATCACATTCAGAAAAGAATTGATCTCGCTCTTCAATTGCCTTCATTGTTTGCAACTGAGCAGGGGTCATAGTGTTAAGATGACTTTTTGCTTGCTCGATCAAATCACCGAAAAATGTAGGGGCATGGTAAAGATCTGGTAAAACTATATTTCCACTTGTAGCAGCACCAAGATTTCCTGAATTTTTGGCATGATGCGCGTTTGAAGCTTTGAATTTTAGAACACGGACAATTTGCCCATCTGTAGCTTTTTCATAAGTTAGATAGGCCATGATGTCGGATATGCGGTAAAGCACATCACGATTTTTACCACTCATAGATGGGCGGTGAATTAACAAATCATCGTTACGCTGTTCTTCAGCATGACCAATAAAAATGATGTCTTTGCCATAACTACGAATACGATTAATTAATCCAATAAAATCATTACCAGCATAACCTTGTGCTTTTAGAGTTAGGTTTCCATCTCGCTGTGTATTACCTTGAATACCTTGATAATAGATTTTGACACAATCCAACATGGTGCCAACTGTATCAAAGGCTACAGTTTTATAAGGTTTAAGATCCTCTTCAGTTACGTTAGATACATCAGTCCATTTTTGAACCTGTACGGCAGTTCCGCGACGTAAAGCACCTACACGGTGAACACCTTTATCGAAGTCAAACAAAATAGTGTCTTTTGCCGTAAAAGCTAAAGAAGACTTACCAATGTCGGGATCTGCATAATAATAAGCAACAATTGTTTCTACATGAATCGGTTCATTTGCATGAACAATATTTGCAAGTGCCATTTTCTTATCCTTATCTTGAACCAGTGAAGCCGCGCTTTTGCTTGTAAGCTTTGCGGTCATAAGTAGGGATGTTGGTTTCACGCAGTTTTATCGCGAGTTGTTTTCTGCGTTGAAAATCAATTTCTTGAGAAATTTCATTCCAAATTTTTGGATAATCCGTTTTGAACTTTTCAACATCCAAAGGTGTCTTAACTTCGTCTTTAACTTTGTAAAGAACTGAGCCGTTAGCATTTGACGCATATACTTGCCAGCCAATACGAACAGAGTAGAGGCTTGTTAAACGGTCAAGACCTAAGAAAGATTTGTAGCCGTCAGGGTGCTTTTTGAAATTAGACATGTTCAGCCTCCACCAACTTGTTACGTTCGATGAAGCCTTTTAGAGTTGCATTGATGTTGCGTATGTCTTCAAATTCAGTGAAGTCGCTGTAAGACTTACCGTTAATATCTGTGATTTCATTAACTGTTAGTTGGGTAATATCAACAGCAGTAAATTCAGAACCTGGTACGCCGTAACTGTCAGGATGAGCTTCAAAATCAAAACTAACGTTTACACGGAAGCTATCTAATTTGACTACGGCAACGCCAGAATGTTTACCTGTGATTTTTGCTGTTAGTACACCGTAAGTACTTGGCTGTGTTTTAGGTGTAAAGAAAGAAACTTGCTCTTGTTCTTGCATAGCTGGTTGAAGATGGCAAGCGACTAAAGAACCACCAGAGATTGCAAGTGCAGCCATGCTGACAAATGCAAATGAGTTGAAAGGGTTTGTTTTTACGTTCATACTTATCTCGCAGTTTGGAAAAGCACATCGGGGGTCGAAATCTGATGTGCTTTTTTGTTGTCTGTGAGAAAAATATACCTACAAGGTAAAATAAAGTAAATACCTGTGAGGTGAAAATGTTTGATTAATTTTTTACTTGCTAGGTGTATTTAATGTAAAAGAAATAAAAAACCCACCAAATGGTGGGCTTAATGAATGGTTTGTTAAATTAATTAATAAGCTTTTGGATGCTGTTGTCTATGTTGACTAGGAGGCACAATATCAGTAATAGCAGTGATGCTTTCGACTTCATCCATATCAAAAGTTAAGCGTTCACCGCCGTTTACAGCTAATAGATTTAAAACATTATTATGAATACCAATAAATTCTTTAATTGTGCATCTACCATCTTTTAAGCAGACTTGCACAAATTCAGTCGGCGTTAATTCTGCATCCGGGTCACATACTACATACCAGCCGTTACGGATAGCGGGATACATTGAGTCGCCAGTTCCTTTTATTGCATATGATCTATCACCAGCAGTATGAGTTGGAACGTACCCATCACCAGCGTTTCCATCATACCCCATGTCAGTAAAATAACCGTCCATGCCCATCTTGCTGTATGCCTTAACTGGAACCCATCTTTTTGAAATAGCTAATGGTTTTTCAATAACATTTGACAAAAGTACAGCATCTTCGCTGTCAGGAATATTATATTTTTTCTTAAAGGCTTCTATGTCCAGTTGCTTAAAACTAGGAGTGCCATCTAATTGGTGTGCATTTTCACTTTGATTATCAGACTGATCTAAATAGCCACGAGGCTTATTAAAAGCTTCTTCTATTTTTAAAGCTGTTTCATCACCAATATTCTTGGTTGGATTTTTACCAATGTATTGACTCAATAACCCATAAGCCATTTCGATTTTTTCGGCGAATTCAGAACGAGTTAGTCCTGATTCCTTCATTAATTTCCTTGTATTACCAAGTCTAATTTCATGAATAGTCTTTAATTCACTCATTTTTCAATTCACCTCTAGCGCTGAACTCAAAAATACCTAATAGGTAAAAAAAATAAATACCCTTACAGGTTGTATTTTGTTTACCTTGTGGGTATATTTATTAAATAAAATTACCAGTGAGGTGTATTTATGCTTACTCTTCATAGCTATTGGCGAGGATTAAGTGAGAGTGACCGTCTCAAGTTCTGCAAAGAAGCAGAAGTTTCATATGGATACATGGAAACCCATTTAATCCATGCCCGCAAAAAACCAAGAATGGAAACCATTCAAAAAATGGTTGACGCAAGCAATCAAAAATTAACTCACGAAAGCCTATTTGATTTCTTTTTAGGTACATCAAAAACAGCTTAGGAAACATCATGAGCAAATTATTAGTCGATCTATCTGCAAGTGCCAGAAATGACGTATCACGAATTTTGCAGGCACTTGCAACAAATAAAAATGTAGAAATTGCAGAGCATTTAAATGTTGACGCAAGTACTTTGTCGCGCATGAAAAACGACAAGAAAAATAATGGTTTAACTGAAATTGAAAGCTTTTGCGAACTCTTGAGTTGCTTAGGTTTGAAAGTGGTACCTAAAGATTATCAAAGCATTGATAAAGAACGGGTTGCTGCACTTTTAGTCATGTCTAAAAGTTGGATGAACCGTATTGAAACAGTTGATGACTTATTTCATGACGAAATCAGTGGTCAAAAAGAAAAGCTTGGATATTAAAAAAGCCTGATTTCGTGGATCAGGCTTAGTTAATTCAATTACTGGCTAGAGGAACTGAATATGAAAACTAATGTATCAAATCAACAGCAAATAATCCAGAGCTGGTATGACCCGGCTTTAAATACTCTCAAAGCATTAATCAAAAAGTGTGAAGTGAATTTAGAACGCATTAAGGCTGATAAGAAAAATGCGGCTGTAAAGCGTGATGACTTCAAAGACGTTTTAGTCCGTCAGCATCGTATGACTTATATGCAAGCTGAGGAAATTATCAAAAGCCTTGGCCGTGCTGGTCGTATTCGCTTCTTAGGAAGAACTTATATTCAGATTAAAGAAGGCGGTGAAGCATGAATAATTTAGTTAAAGCATCACGCTCATTCAAGACTCAATTTGATTTGAATTTCTCGGAAAAAATAATTGTTGATTTCTTTGCAGGAGGTGGGGGCGCAAGTACAGGTTTAGAGATGGGCTTAAACAGGCCTGTTCACGTTGCTGTTAACCATAATCCGAAAGCAATTTCTATGCATGAGGCTAATCATCCTCATGCTAAACATTATGTGCAAGATGTCTTTGCAGTTGACCCAGTTGAAATATGCGATGGCTTTCAAGTCGGATGGTTTCATGCAAGCCCAGACTGTACACATCATTCGCAAGCTGCTGGTGGTCAACCACGTAAAAAAGAAATACGCGACCTTTCATGGGTAGTACTTAAATTCGCGGGCAAGGTTAAACCTGATGTTATTAGTTTGGAAAATGTTGAGCAGATCCTTAATTGGGGGCCACTCATTGCGAAGCGTGACAAGACAACAGGCCGTGTTATTACATTAGAAAAAATTGAAGTGAATGGTAAAAAGGTACATCGAGTTGCAGAACCTGGTGAACACGTACCAAGAGATAATCAGTTCTTAGTTCCAGATCCAAGAAAGAAAGGAAAAACTTGGAAACATTTTGTTCGTAGTCTTGAGCGCCTTGGATATGTGGTGGAATGGAAAAAGATTATAGCTGCCGACTATAGTGCTCCGACAATTCGTAAACGCTTGTTTATGGTTGCACGTTGTGATGGGCAAGCAATCATTTGGCCAGAAGCTACTCATGCCAAAAATCCTAAATATGGTCAAAAAAAATGGCGTGAAGCAGCGGAATGCATTGATTTTAGTGATTTGGGAAATTCCATTTTTGATCGCCCAAAACCACTTGTTGATGCGACTTTGAGACGAGTTGCACGGGGGATGAAAAAACTCGTCCTTGATGCCAAAAAACCTTACATCGTAAAAAGTACCGCTCCATTTATTGGGCGTGACTTTAATACGAGTTTTGGTCATTCAGTCACTGAGCCATTAGGCACAACAACTGCTGGTTATGGTGGTCATAGCTCTCTTGTCAGCCCAATCATAACGCCATTTTTAACAGAGTTTGCAAATGCGTCACACCAACGTAATTGGGGGATTTTTGAGCCTTTAACAACGATATGTGCGCAAGTTAAAGGTGGTCACCATGGTTTGGTATCTGCTGTATTTACTCAAGCTTATTATGGCGATAAAAGTCAAACAGACCACCGAGCTAATTCTTTAAATAGCCCTTTAAATACTATTACTACAGAAAATCGCCATAGTTTAATAAGCGCGACTTTAAGTAAAGAAAATCTAAATGATGCGCTGCGTGTTTCCGCTTTCTTAATTAATTATTACGGGAATGGAGATGCACGGGATATTACCGCACCCATCGACACGCTAACCACTAAAGACCGACTAGCTCTTGTAACTGTTTGGGTCAAAGGAGAGCCATGGGTAATTGTCGATATAAAAATGCGCATGCTTTACCCACGCGAGTTGTATACAGCCCAAGGGTTCCCACAATCTTACATTATTGACCGTGGACATGATGGAAAGCCACTAACTAAGACCGAACAAGTTCACATGTGTGGCAATAGTGTCTCACCTGAACCAATGGCTGCAATTGCTCGAGCAAATAATCCATTTATTACGCAACTGATGAAGGGGGCCGCATGAGCTTAGATGCCACTGTGTGGGCGTGGAGAGTAGAACTCCCCCAAATTAAAGGAGGCAGTAAGAAGCCTATGAAGCGCTTAGTACTGCTTTCATTAGCCGATAGAGCTGGTGAAGACCATTGCTGCTATCCAAGTGTTTCTCGTTTATCTAAAGATACAGGTATGGATCGTAAAACGATTTTTAAAGTGATAGCAGAGTTAATCGAAGACGGTTTAATTGAGGATTCTGGTAAGCGAGAAGGGTCTACAAAACAAGTTATTGTTTATCGTTTATTAGGTGTTAAAGGCAGAGAGGAAACTGGCGAAATTAAAAGCAAACAGTACCAAAAACGGAACAGTTCAAAAGATAAAACAAACAGTACCAAAAACGGAACTGTTCCAAAAACGGAACAGTACCAATTTTCCGGTCAAAGAGTACCGTTTTTCCGCGGAAACAGTACCAAAAACGGTACACAGAATCTATCAATGAATCTTTCAATAGAATCTAAAAATAAAAAAACTTGGCTTTGTTTTAAAAAACTTCGTGAAGAAATTTTACTTTCTGACAAGTCTGTAGATTTTGATCAACTCGTAATGGAGTCATGGTACCACCGAGAACTTAGAGCATTTGAACTCAACAATGCTTCAAAGAATCTTTGTGATGATCTTTTGATTTTCCATTTTGCTGATTGGTTACTGAATGCAAAAGCTAAATACGATCGTCGTCAAAATGCATCACTACCGGCTAAATCATTTTCTGGTGAACAACAAAGTTCAAATGGTTTAAGTCAAAAGCAGATTGCTGTATTCGCTCAAAAACTTTCTGTTCATCCAGAGTTTGCAAGCAAATACGCTGAAGGCAATGAGAGTTATGAACAACTTGCAGCACGTATCGCAGTAAAACTCGCAGATCAGGAACAACAGAAAAAATGGATGCCTTACCTCATTCAAGTTGGATTTCAGCAGGGCAAGGGAGCAGCGGCATGAATAAGATTTTATTTGGTGATTGCCGTGCTCTGATGAATCAAATGATTGCAGAAGGCTTAAAAGCTCAAACTTGTGTTACATCACCACCTTATTTTGGGTTACGTGATTACGGTGTAGATGGTCAATTAGGTTTGGAAAATACTGTAGATGAATATGTTCAAAATATGGTTGAAGTTTTTCGTTTAGTACGAGAGCTGCTGCATGACGATGGAACACTTTGGTTAAACCTTGGTGATAGTTATGCAGGTTCTGGCCGCGGCATGACTCGTACTGGGTTGAATGACGGGAAAAATCCAAAAACAAAGGGTTTAGTTTTACCTAAACAAAATGCAGCTCAATCTAATTTGAAACCAAAAGATCTTATTGGCATTCCATGGAAAGTTGCTTTTGCACTACAAGCCGATGGTTGGTATTTGCGCCAAGATATTATCTGGCATAAACCGAACCCAATGCCTGAAAGTATTACTGACCGTTGTACCAAAGCACATGAGTATATTTTCTTATTCAGTAAATCACGTAGATATTATTTTGACCACGTAGCAATTAAAGAACCGGTTGCAGAAAGTTCAATCAAAAGACTTTCCCAAAATCTTGATCAACAACATGGCAGTACTTGTGCCGTGATGAAACATAACGGTCCAATGAAAGCCGTTTACTCGAGATCTTCACGCGATAGCTTTAAAAGACATAACAGCAAAAGAGCTGCTGTTATTCCAAATCAAGCATACGGAACTCACAGATCAGAAAGATTGGAAAGTGAGTATGACTTACTTACTCGCAATAAACGCAGTGTTTGGCAGGTTTCTACCAAACCATATAAGGGTGCTCATTTCGCAACATTCCCAATGGATTTAATTGAGCCATGCGTTTTGGCAGGATCTCGAGTTAATGACATTGTATTAGATCCGTTTATGGGATCCGGAACAACTGCGGCTGTAGCACTTATGCATGATCGTCAGTATTTAGGGTGTGAATTAAATCCGGATTACTTCGAACTACAACAAGAAAGATTATTAAAAATCTTAGGGAAGTCTGCATGAACAAATTTGAAATTTTAGGTTGGGCCATACTCATCTCATTTTTTACAGCTGCTATTAGCGGTGTGGTTGTTTTGTGGTGGTTTACAAGAAAGGAGGTTATTGAATAATGAGTTCAATGAGCCTTGCTGATTACCATGCAACACTTCCTAAATCTCAAAAGTCTAAAAAGAGCCGCAATAAGTTTAATGCTTCAAAAATTAAATTAGATGGGATGACTTTTGACAGTACTAAAGAATACAAACGGTATATCGAACTCAAGGCTCTACAACAACGAGGTGAAATTAAAGAATTACACCACCACACAAAATTTGAATTAGCACCTAGAACAAAGATCGCAGGAGAAAAAAAAACTAAACCAGCACTTAGATATTTTGCTGATTTCACTTACTACCTCATCAATGGTGAATACATTGTTGAAGATGTTAAGTCCGTTGCAACACGTAAATTGCCTAGTTATCGAAACAAAAAGCATTTGATGAAAACAGTTCACAACATTGATGTAAGAGAGGTTTAAAACCAATGAATATTAATATTGAAGTAAAGCACGGTGGTTTTTCACTTCTCGATTTAGCACAAAAAACAATGGATGGCTTTAAAGAGGAAGTTGTAGGAACTGGCATTAAAAAAGGTGGTAACAATCCGGCAGCGATGATGATGCAAGGAATGCCCTCACATATCACTGCTTTAATGTGGGCTTTAGTTAGAAGTACTGAAACCGGAGATCGTCATTTTGCCTTATTACAAAACTTCCTGGTGAGCGAGGTTCGTTTAGTTATACAGAAGAAAAATATTAAATTTACAAAAACCAAGCCTAAAGATGTTGCCAAAGGCGTATCTCGCTCAGCAATCACACAATTTTTATTTAAACGTCGTACTTGCCCAAAGTGCAAAGGGTTAAGATTAGAAAAAGCTGGGGATGTATATAAGCCTTGTTCAGTTTGTCGGTTTGGCATGGAAGGTTATTCGCAAACTGAAAAGCACAAATTATCCAAATTAGAGGTGGCACGCCAGGTTTATTTACGTTCCTATTTGCCTTTAGAAGTTGATGCAACCCGTATACTTATGGATTGGTATATGGAGTTAGATATGCATTTAAGAAAATATTTTTCATATGAAGTAGAAGAGTACAACCTTTGAGCTTGCTTCGGGTGCAAATTTAGGGTACATTTTTCCCATACTGGAAAAGTGTATCTTATACATGCCAGACAAATTTCAAAAGCTCGCCAAACGGTGGGCTTTTTTATTACCCAAAGAAAAACTCGGTTCCTAACGGATACCGAGTTTTTTTATATCGTAAGACTGGGAACGGCATACTGCGGGAACAGTATGCCGATCTCTCGACAGACATAGACTGTCAAAAGCAAGCCCAGCTATCGTGCACACGATCGGTGAAGGCTATCAAAAATGTAGGCTTTTGCACAGGAAAATATTTATGAAATCAAAACCAATAATTCCATGGCAAGGTGGAAAGACCCGTTTAGCTAAGGATTTGTTGAGTAAATTCCCTGAACATTCGTGTTATGTGGAATTGTTTTGCGGTGGAGCTGCTTTATTTTTCTTAAAGGGAGATCAGGCAAAGACAGAAGTAATAAATGATTTAAATGGTGAGCTCGTAAACCTTTATCGAGTTGTTCAAAACCATTTAGAAGAGTTTGTAAGGCAATTCAAGTGGTGTATATCAAGCCGACAAATTTTTGAGTGGGAAAAATTAAAGGTTCCAGACACTCTTACTGATATTCAACGTGCAGCTAGATTCTATTATCTGCAACAACATGCTTTCGGTGGGAGGGTTTCTGGTCAATCTTTTGGATATGCAACAACAGGCCGCTCTTTAAATCTTTTAAGGATAGAAGAATATTTAAGTGCAGCACATTTGCGTTTAAATGGTGTCTATATAGAGAATCAAACTTGGGATAAGTGTTTTGATCGCTATGATCGTGAACACACATTCTTTTATGCTGATCCGCCGTATCTTGATACTGCTGGCTATGGAATAGATTTTCCACTTGACCAATATGATTTGCTTTCTGAAAAGATGAAGAGTTGCAAAGGAAAGGTAATGCTTTCAATTAATGATCATGAAAAGATTCGTGAGATATTCAAGGATTTTAATTTTGCAGTTACTTCAATTAATTATTCTGTTGGGCGTGACTTGGCTGCTAAAAGCAAGAAAAGCAGTGAACTCATCATTATGAATTATTAATTTTGCCTTGGTCATTGTGGCCAGAAAGCCCCGCTATAAAATCGATAATTGGCGGGGCTATTTACTTTATGTGTTAAGTTGATCTTTATAAAATTATGGATTAGTTCAATGTTTATTTGTGTTGGTGGTGAACTAGATGGGCAAAAGATAGAGAAAGAAGGAGGATTGCTTAAGGCTTCTGATATAGATCCTTCTTTTAAAACCGAATACTACAAACAGATTTTCAACCGCGACAATGTCGTTTATCAATTTTGGTTGCCTGTAGGTTCCGATCTACATGAAATGTCTAAATTAGTATTAGATATCTTAAGAACACCTAAAAATTAAGCATAAAGTATATTGTAAATACATATTTTAATTTGTATTATCAGTATCAAATACTGCGCTGAAAGTTTTTTTGTTTTTATGCCCCGTTTCTTTTTTAGATGCGGGTTTTTTAATGTTTATGTTTTTACTTGCCGGACGTATTACGGCGCAAAAGAGCCCTGCTAAATATCTATTGTTGGCGGGGCTTTTTATTTTTGCAAAGATTCAAAATCTTATTACTCTTCTTTTTTATTGATATAGTTATTGAAATTATTTAAGGATATAAAAATGAATATTTCATCAAAAATCTATCAATTAAGAGAAGAATATTTAAGTAAATATGAAAAAGATCCTGAACTATTATTCGTTAACTTCCATATATGGGAGGAGTTGTTAAACTCACCGCAATCAATTAATGGCGTTCCAAATGAAATTGCAGGATGTGAAATAATCCCAGCCAATGATATGCAAGAAGAAGTCTTATATTGTGACCATGATGATATGGCAAAAGCCCTAACAGGTTACGATGGTTCAAACTATCCCGTAATAATTAAAAAACTAACAGTAGTGAATCGACCAGAAGCACAAAATGCTCGTAGAATCATTAATGATCGTTCATTCCAAAATTTCCAAATTCCTTTAGAAGCAATCAAAGCCTATAAAAGGCATGAAGAGCATAAAAAATTAAAGTTTTAAATATAGCCACCCTTGCGGTGGTTTTTCATTTTTGGAGTATGTATGACTGAATTTCAAAAAAACACACATGAGATTAGACAGCTCCAAATAGAGCTTAATCATTTGGGAAGTTGCACAACTAAAGGTCTAACTTCAGAACAGATCGCTCACTTAGATGAGCGATTTTTTTTGGCCGTAGCAAAACAGCAAAAATTGAATGCGCGACTCAATAATAAGCCAGAGGGCTTCTAACAAGGAGCTATAGACATGGACGATAAAGAATACTTTTGGCTTACACGGAAAAAAGAACCTAAAACTAAACCTAAAAGCAGACCGCTTCCTAAAGCAACGCAAAAGTACTTAGAAGCAGAAGAGGAACTTACTGAAGTTTTAGATAATCTGGAAATCAAATACGAAAAGAAATTCCAGTTTAAGTCTACAAAGCATTGGCGGTTTGATTTTCATTTAATTGAACATCGTATTTTAGTTGAAATTGCTGGTGGCCCTTGGTCTGGCGGTCGTAAGGGGAAGCTTAATAATAAAGCTTGGAGTCTTGATCGTTACGATGTGGCTGAAGAGATGGGTTATACCGTGGTCCGCATTGAGACAGCAGCAAGGCATCGGATTGATGAGTCTGGACCGCTACAGATGCGAAAAGATTATGCTAGCCAATGGCTTAAAAACTTGAAGAGGCAAATATTCAATGGATCAGATCAGACCATTCCCTCCTACTGATTTTATTGATCAGGCTGAAGAAGAGGAAGCTATCCGTATAATTCCAGCACCAGACCTAAAGAAATGGGTTATTGCTAATTACTTAACGATTGGTGGACCACTTCATAACCCGGATCATGACCATATTGCTGAGTTGCTTCATGATAATGAAGAGTTCTTAGCATTTGCTTGGGCTTCTTCTGCATATAAAAGCAAGCAAGCTATGGTATTGGGCCAGTGCGAAAAGGTTATGTTCAATGTTGGTGGTTGGCGTAAAGCTAGACAAGAGCAACAGATGCGCGATTGGTTTGGTGCGGTACCAACTTACTTAATAACGGTCGATGCTTCTTTTAGTGAGCGTGCTAATGATACTGAGTTCTGTTATTTGCTTGAACATGAGCTGTATCACATTGGCGTTATGAAAGATGAAGATGGTGAGATCCTTTATAGCGATAATACGGGCTTACCTAAGCACTATCTTGCTGGTCACGATGTTGAAGAGTTTATTGGCGTAGTTAAACGTTATGGACCAAGCAAAAATGTTAAGCGGCTTATTGAAGTTGCAAAGAACCCGCCGTTTGTTTCGGATCTAGAAATTTCAAGATGCTGCGGAAACTGCGTAATCAACTGAGCCTTAAGGCTCTTTTTTTTGACCTGTTTGCTGTACGTAGCTGTACGAAGGGGAATTTATGGCAGCACTAAAAGAGCCTGTGAAAATATTTATTGTTCAAGCTCTTGCATGCCGTGATACCCCTCAAGAAGTGGTTGAACAGGTCAAGCAAGAGTTTGGAGTTGATATTAGTCGTAGCCAATGCGAATGCTATGACCCAACGAAATATTCGGGCAGAAACTTGAGCAAGAAATTTGTTGAGCTTTTTGAAACGACCAGAGAGAAATTTGATGAAGGCTTAATTGATATTCCAATTGCTAATAAGTACTACCGTCTAAAGCAATATCAAAGACAGCTTGATAGAACTAGAAACGTTAAAACAGCGCTAAAAATTCTAGAACAGGCAGCAAAAGATATTGGAGGTCAGTTTACTAACCGCCAAGAAATAACAGGCAAGGACGGCGGACCATTACAAACGGTTAATTCAGATGTGCCAGTTCCAATGGAAGAGTATTTAAAAGCGCGGAGAGAGGTTTTAGATGAGTACTGATGCGGCTCGGGATAAAGCCATCAGGATCGAGGCGCAAGAAGATTTATATTTCTTCACAAGGTACATGTTTAAGGAGCGCCGTGGTTATAAATGGATGCATAACTGGCACCATTTAGAACTCTGTGAGGCTTTAATGAAAGTTTATCGCGGAGAAACAAAGCGGTTAGTTATTAATTTGCCGCCTCGTTATTCTAAAACTGAAATTGTCGTAATTAATTTTATGGCATGGTGTTACGGTAAAAAGCCCGATTCTGAATTTATTCATATTAGTTATTCGGCAATGCTGGCAGCTAATAATGCATTTCAAATTAGGGGCCTTGTTCAAGAGGAAGCCTATAAGAAAGTCTTTCCTAACTTTGCTTTGAGAGATGACAGTAAGGCAAAAGACTTCTGGCGCACATCTGAAGGCGGTGTCTGCTATGCGACTGGTACAGGCGGTACTATTACAGGTTTCGGAGCTGGAAAACTAAGAGACGACTTCGGTGGTTGCATCATTATTGATGACCCACACAAAGCTCATGAAGCATCTTCAAAAACAATTCGAGAAGGTGTGATTGACTGGTTCCAGAATACACTCGAGTCACGTACAAACTCACCAGATACACCGATTATAGTCATTATGCAGCGACTTCATGAAGATGATTTGGCTGGATGGTTACTAGGAGATAGAAAAGACGGTGTTCCTGTAGCTGGTGGTAACGGCGAAGTGTGGGAACACCTTTGTCTTTCAGCAATACAAGAAGATGGATCCGCGCTTTGGCCAGCAAAACATAATATTCAAAAGTTAAAGCAAATGGAGCAAGCCGCTCCATATGTATTTGCTGGTCAATACCGTCAAATGCCATCACCGCCAGCAGGCGGTTTTTTTAAGCCTGACAATATTGAAATTGTGGATGCTTTGCCTGCGGATGTAGTGAAGCAGGTGCGAGCGTGGGACTTTGGTGCAACTGAGAATGAAGGTGACTTTACAGCAGGTGTAAGGGAGGCTTTAGGCGCAGATGGCTATACATATATTGTTGATGTAACGAGAGGGCAGCTTGGTCCAGACAATGTTAATAAGCGGTTAAAGCAAACTACTGAGCTAGACGGTAAAAATGTCACTGTTCGTATACCTCAGGACCCTGGTCAAGCTGGTAAATCACAGGCTAGTGCTTTTGTGAAACTTCTAGCAGGTTATAGCGTGATTGCTAAGCCAGTTTCAGGCGACAAATTGACAAGAGCGCAACCATTTGCAGCTCAAGTTAACGTGGGAAATGTGCGAATGCTTAAAGGTGATTGGAATAAGGCCTTTATTGAAGAGCTTCGAAATTTCCCTAACGGGACAAATGACGACCAGGTTGATGGTGGTTCTGATGCTTTTAATGAATTACATGAAGGCTTTGAAGTCTTCTTTGCTGATATGGGATTTGCTCGATGAGTGACGTAACTTTTAAACATCCTGAGTATGTTAAAAACTTGCCATACTGGCAAAAATTGGATGATGTGTGTGAAGGTGAAGATGCTGTTAAAGCAAAGGGCGAAAAGTATCTACCGAAACCTAATGCCCATGATAAAACACCAGCAAATAAGAGTGCTTATCTGGCCTACTTAATGCGGGCAGTTTTTTATGAAGTTACAGGTACAACATCAAACAGTTTAGTGGGTGCTGCATTTGCTACAGATCCAAGCTTTAAGTTTCCATCCCAGCTTGCTCATTTAGAACGTAATGCAAACGGCGCAGGCTTAAGTGCTTATCAATTGGCGCAAACAGGTATTCGACATTTATTAAAGCATTACAGATGCGCTTTATATGTTGACTACCCAACAGTTACTCCGGCACGAAATCTTGCAGAGTTTAAACAGCAAAAAGCCTTTCCGATGATTCATTTATTGAATGCGATTGATGTAATCAATTGGGATTCAATGATGGTCGATAATCAGAAAAAGCTTTGTTTGGTGGTCATCCGCGAATTTACTTCAGAACGAGGTGCTGATGGCTTTAGCAAAACTGAGGTAGAGCAGTACAGAGTACTTCGTTTAGAGCCTGATGGTGAAGGAAACTTCATCTATACAGTTCAGGTATACACTAAAGGCGACAAGGGTACATGGAAGGGCGAAGATAAGAAGTATCCAACTGATAATAATGGGGATTTCTGGTCTTATATTCCATTCACTTTTGTGGGAGCTATTGATAACTCCGAAGATATTAAGAAACCTCCATTGCTCCCATTAGCTAATCTTAATTTAGCTCATTATAGAGATAGTGCGGACTTTCAAGAGTCCGTTTTTTATATGGGCCAACCACAGTTTTATGCAAAGGGAGTCAATTGGGCTTGGTACGACGAGGCCAAAAAGCGTGGCATCTATATCGGTGCAAAAGTTCTATTACCTTTACCTGAAAACGGTGATTTGGGGATTGTACAAGCAGATCCAAATACTTTAGCTCGGGAAGCCATGAAGGATAAATGGGAACAGATGAAAGAGATGGGTGCACGCTTAATTGAAAAGGGTTCAGCAGCCAAAAAGACTGCTACTGAATCAAACAGTGATGACGCCGTGCAGCATTCCGTTCTTTCACTTTGTGTTGTGAATATGAATGAAGCTTTTTCGATGGCTTTAAGATGGGCAGCTAAGTTTGTAACGCCTAATGTTGATGTTCTGACTAAGGATGAACTGATGTTCGAAATTAGTCAGGAATTTAATAAGCAAGGGTATCAAGCTGAACTAGCACGTCAATTGTATGAGGCAGCACTACAGGGCCGTTCTTCATTTAAATCTTGGTGGGAATATAACCAGACTGGAATGTTCCCAAAACAAAAGTATAAAGAAGAGCTGGACAACATCGAAGGCGAAAAAGACGGAACAGTGAATCTATAGGTAGGGTGATATGGCTAAAGATAATAAAAATCTTTTGGAGGTACTCACTCAACACCAGGCTTATCTTTATCGTACTTCTTCGCAATCAGTAAATGAATTATTAGGTTTATTCAATGATGATACCAACGAAATGCTTTCAAAGCTTCGTGATCTATTGGATGAACTAAGTGATTCAGAAAAGATTGCTTTAGCCGGGGGGAAATACACAACTTCAAACCTCAGGGAAATAAGAGATTTAATTTCTCAATGGTTTAGTAGTGTAAATACAAGCTTACCGGAAGCTTTCTCCGTTTCAGCTACTGCTATGGCCGTATATGAAGCTAACTACATAGCAAAGTTATACGGCGCAAAGATTAGTAAGCCTGATGGTGAAAAACTGTTTTCAGCAGCAAAAAAAGTTCCTTTGGCTGGTGGTGCTTTAGTTGATGATCTTTTATCAAGAATTGCAGAAAGTGCTCGCCAGAAAGTTGAATACGCGATTCGTGATGGAATCAGCACAGGTAAAACAAATCAAGAAATTATTCAGCGTATTCGCGGTACCAAACGCCTTAATTTCGAAGATGGTCTTTTAAACAGCACTAAATCTGATATTGACCGGACTGTTCGAACTATACGAAGCCATGTGGCTAATCAAGCCTATCTAGACAGCTATAAGAAAATTGGCTTTGAATATGTTCGATTTGTTAGTGTCTTGGATGGTAGGACCTCAAAGCTATGTGCGTCATTAGATGGAACTATATGGGAAATTAACGACCCATCTAAACGTGTACCGCCGTTACATCCACATTGCCGAAGCATTTTGGTACCAGTTGATCAAGATGGTCGCCTTGCTGGAGAGCGTCCGTTTGTCATGGACGAACGACAAGTGAAAAACATCCCCAAAGATGAGCGCAGTCAGTTAATCGGGCAACTGGACGCAAATACCACATTTAAAGAGTTCTTCGGCAAGACTGACGATTTCTTTCAAAAAGAATGGTTGGGGCCAAAGCGCTATAAGCTCTATAAAGAAGGTAAGTTTGATTTTGAAAAGTTCTTCGATCCGGAAGGGCGGCTTTATACATTAGACCAACTTCGAAAGTTGGACGAGCGGGCATTTGAAAATTTAAAAATTTGATCAAATGTTAAATTTAAGTATATGAAAAATGTTAATATATAATTTAAATTAAAATATGGAAATAAATTATGTCAATAGAATCTTTAAATATAACAGCTAAAATTAATGATACAGAGCATTACTATGTTCTAGAAGTCAGATCAAACTTAGTTGATGGGTGGTTAGTGATGTTAACAGAAGGAGTAACAAAGCCAATAACATTAAGCAGTATGGAATTACCTTCAAATTGCAAATTGGTTGAAGGGGCAACAAAGGGAATATTTGATATTAGTTGTCCTAGAAACAAACAAACTGTAACTGATGTAATGATTCTTGCGATTCAAAAAATGAAGGATGAAGGTTTGGAAATCAAACAAATTAGATTAGTTGAACATACTCAGGATATGTTTGACTTCTCTAAAATTGTAGAAGCATACAATAGAAATGAAGATATCCTCTTTGTTTGA